GTAACCATTTACCTTGCTTCACACCGTTTTATTCCATGAACTCAATCACTTTAGTTGGAGTTTCTGGTTCGTCCCACATATTATATTTTGCTGAATGGTATTTACTAAACATTTCAAGCGTTTCGATGTAACTATCTTTCAGAAGTTCAGTGTCAAGCAATTTTTGAGCTTTCTCAGCACGTTTAGCAAGTCGTTCGTTAGCTTGTTCCAGTCGTTCCTTTTGTCGCTGTATGCTCAAATTATGGTTAATGTAAGCAATTTGCTGTGCATGTCGTCCAAGTTTTCCTTGCGTGTTAAGCTCGATTAGTTTAGCCAGTCCGTCGCCAAGAATTTCATCAGGGACAAGATTATACTTGTATTTCTTATTTGTATTTCGTACGTAGTTATCAAGTGTCTGCTTGATTTTAAGTTTTTTGTGTAATTCTCTTAATGTTGTCATTTTAGCACTCCTTCATATATTTTACCAAACTTCAAAGCGTTAATTTTAACTAACTGCTTCAAGTCTGATATAAATTGCTGTTCCCCGTCAAAGTCAAATGGCATTGCCACGTTTTCCTTGATCCAAGTGAAAGCCCCGTCAAAGTCTTGTCTTAGTAAGGTCATTTTATCCACGATGTCGATAATTTGCTCTCTCTCTTCTGCTGTGTACATGAAACCAACTTTCCATTAGAAGGGTAAATCTTCCGAATTAACTTCAATCGGTTCAGCTCCTCCAAATAAGTCCTGCTTAGCTTGTGCTTGCTTTCCATTATCATTAGAGATAAATACTTTTTCAACAGTAGGGAAAACAAAGTTGTAATTTACGTATTCGCCTGATTCCTTAGCTTGTACACGACCGCTGACCGTTACTGTGTCCCCTAATTGAATGAAGTCAGGTAAGAACGCTGAACCGTACGCAACTTTTACGCTAGAGCCTTTTTCTTTCTCAAATAAAGGAACTGAAATAATTTTCTTGTCGCCTTTTGCTGTGTTTACTGTACGTGTATTTTTTTCGTTTACTTGTGCTGTAACTGTGATGATTGCCATTTTTTATTTTCCCTCTGTTGCTTTCCAAATTGTCATGATATCAAAGATTTCTTTTTTTGTCTTTGCTTTAAGTAGTTCCATATTAGGATATCCAAGTTCTTCAGCTCGTTTTAGCGCTGGTTGAATCTCTCTAAGTCGTTGCTTTTCGGCTTCCAGTTCTTTCTGTTCTTCTGTCAAGTCAGGTAAATCTTCATTTGCGTAGATATATAATCCTAATCCATGACGAGCGATCGCCTTAACCAGTCCACGCTGAATGGCTTTATTTACGTCCATAGAAGTCAGTTTTTCAAGCGGGATAGATTGGTTACGATAGTCCATAACAGGCAAATACTCAATATGTTCTAAGCCCTCAATAGTCATTCCAACTTTGACCCATGCTGTACGACCGTCTGTGTGATAGTTTAAACCTTGTTCATTTTCATAAACTTTACTATTAGCTTCAGGATATACTTTTTTAACTTCAGACCACGCAAATGCCCAACTAAGATAATCTAAATTATTCTTTTTGCTTTTCTTATCATTTACATTAATGACGCTTAATTTTTCAAATACGCTCATTCGATAACCTCTTCTTTCCAGCCTTGGCTTTTAAGTTTTTCTACTTGCTCACGACCATATTCAGAGAAGTCAAAATCTGATGCACATTCTTTTGATAAAGTATTAAACAAATGTCCGAAGTAAAGCCTGCCTTTCTTACTTGTATCATCTACTTCATTAAATTCTAGGTACATTAACGACCATTTTTTTAGTTCTTCATACATTGTTTCCATTTTCTCCTCTTTCCACGATAAATACGTTCCCTTGTCTTGTAATTTCAATATTATACTTAAGCATAGGCAGGATCCAACCTTTGCCCCAATAGTTCCACAAGTCATTTATCAAGCCATATAAGCACTCGTTAGGCCCAGCCCTATACTTTGTCTCGTTCATCTCTTCAAGCTCTTTAGACAGCTTTCTGACACCTCTAGCATAATGCTTACTAGCTTTTTCTTCTGCCCTTAAACTTTTGTAGTTGCTTTTCATATATGAAATTCCTGATGTCTTCTTTTTGCTGTTTTTCCTCTTTATCAGACCAGCCAACTTTTTGACCTTTTCGCTTACCGCTTTGATAAACTCGCCTGTTATCTTCAGGAAAGCCATTTTTCTCGAAGTACATTCTAGCATATTCAAAATAATTTAAGCTATTGATATACTGCTGGCTATCTTTTTTATGATAATTAAGAGTTATCAATCGCCTTTCAGCTAGTTCTTCAAAAGATGTTATCATACTTTTTCTTCAATGAAACCTAAAGTTAGCAAGGCTTTATATTCTTCACTATCTTTTTTAACCTCGAGTGCATATTTTTTATTTCCCTTTAGTTCATTTGTTAAACCTGCATAATATAATGGAGTTCCTCCACTACTATCAGAAAAGTTATAAAACTTAAATTTAGGTTCAATAACTTCATAACCGTTGATAATAGCTTCAAACATTTTTAGTTTTTCGTCTTGTTTAAATGGTTCTTTTTCTGATCCATAAACTTTTCCATTACCGTCTAAAAGCGGATAGCTCCAGCCCCAGCGAGAGATATAATGAATTGCTCGTTCTTTTTCTTGAAACGTTTCAAGATAATCAGCTTGTTTTTGCGTTAATTTAACTACCATTTGCTAGTTCTCCTTTATTTCTATATATACTATTATACCAAAATTATTTATCGTTGTCAATATTAGATGATATTTTTTTATTTATTTCTACTTTTAATTGCAAAGCTTTAATTAATGCACGCTTAGAATAATCATTTTCGCAAGCTGTATGCAATTTTTTCGACTGTCTGACTAGAAATTCAGCACGACCAAGCCATGCTTTAAAGAGCTCGTCATTATGCCATTTTGCTTTCACCATTTCATCTAATGCACGATACAGCCAACCGTAAACTTCTACATGTAAGTTAATTGCCTTGTTTTCGTAGTTAATCATTTTCTATTACTTTTCCTTGCTCTTTAGCTAAGTCTAAGAAGGCCTGGGCCGATTCTTTTGTTGTCTCTAATGGAGTTTCCTGTTTTACTTTTTCCACTAGTTCGGTATCTGGTTCTTTTTTATCTTGTTCGATTGACGTAAAAGCCGAACCAACATATCCCCAAAGAATTTCATTATTGAAAGCAAAGTTTCGAGCAAATACTTTCATGATAGAATATCTGTTTTTAGTCTTACTATTAACCTTAGGTGACATAGTAAAGGCAATCTCATACCATGCTGGGATAGTCGTAGCCCCTAATATATGGCTCGGAATGATACGGAAGTCACGTTCTGTTAAAGATTGCTCCCCAGCTTGTTTTCTAGCATGTGCCACAATCATAAACGTCACATACTTGTCGTGCTTCATATCTAAAGTATTTCTAAGGCTAGTAATTCCTCTTAGGACTTCTGCCATTGGTTGGTTTGCATTGATTGTCTCATTATCTTCTAACAGGTCTTTAAGAGGGTCTAAGATAACAAGCCCGATGTCTTTTTCTAGTATGAAATTATATAGCTCTCTAAGCCCTACATTGTGCTTTTTCCCTTGGCTGTCATATTTCCATGTATCAAGTTTAAAAGCTCCACCGTGTAAAAAATATAAGTTATCAGGACTATCTCTTCTTGAACCTTTCAAGCGTTGATGTTCTGTCAGTCTACTATTCTCGTTCTGAATAAATAACACGTTAGTTTTAGTTGTTTCTCGTCCAGCGAACGGTTCTCCAAGTGCCATGGCTTGTGCTAAGTCTTGCGCTAGTGATGACTTCATACTCTTCTCGCTACCTGTTATAAGACCGAGTGATCCTTTGGGCAATATATCTTGTACATTCCAAAGTAAACCGCCTGAAAAGTCTTCTGATTCTTTAAGTTCTTTAGCTGTGCTTACTTTATCAAATAGGCTAGTCATTTATTTCTCCTTTAGTATATAATAGCAAAAAAGACTTGAAAAGTCAAGCCTTAATTCCATTTCTTTCTTTTATGATTTTATTTTATATTTATCAAATCTTAGATATTATTTGAACCAAGATAAATCTATTTCATTAGCTAAATCAGCAATTTCTTTCAAGGCTTCTTCGTCTGTCATGCTTTTTAAATCACATTCTTTAAGTTTACGTTCTATTTCATCAGCTGTTTCGATCGCCTCTTCTAATGATTGAGTTCTGTTAAAGTTTTTCATGTTTCTCCTTTTCTTATACCATAGTATCAAATCATCTTACATTTGTCAAATATTAAATTCTATTCCGTGCTACTTTTTTAGATAGCCCTTAGCCCTTATCGTGTCGTATGATCCCAGCAAGTT